GAGGTATATAAACACAAGAGGATGGGGAGTGATATGGTTAGGTGGATAGTATGTATAGCTGATTATAAATCTCCATATCGTAGATTGCCGGAACAGGAGAGAATAAGAACGGTAACTTATAATATTTTCTCTAAATATAAACATTCATATTGTCAAGATGATATTGTTCTTGATGCTATAAGTGAATATAAGAAATTACAATATGATCCATTGGTAGACCAGTACAATGCTATGAGCGAACAAATGTATAAGGTTACACAGGTATATAGAGAAATGGTACCTACACAAAGTAATCTTGAAGATTTAAATGATATTGCTATTAAGATGGAAAAGGCAGCATTAGCGAGAGATAAGATAAAAGCATTAATA